ATATCTCAATCTGCTAGTGGTTTTCAATCAGAAACATTTACTAATATTGCTACCCTATGGGCTTCTGTAGATTATAAAACTGGTTTTGAGGAAGAGGATGCTGATAAAATTGTTGGTCAACAAAAAATATTATTTACTATTCGTTTTAACACAAATGTTACTATTAAAAGTAGATTTTTATATCGGAATGATTTATTCCAAATCGAAAGAATTGAAGTAAGTAACGATAGAAGGTTTATGGATTGTTTAGGAACATTTAGAACATCTTACTAATGCCAAGAAGACCATTATCTTTTGCACATACAGAAAGAGGAGTTGCTTACGCAAGGGCAAGGAACGAACAAAGATTAGCTGAACAAGGTGGTAAGTTTGTTCAAGGTGAATATTCAATGACCTTACAAATTTACGATAGAGATGTAATGAAAGCCCTTGAGCATTTAAGAACCAACGCAATGAGGGATTGGAATCAAAATAAAGTTGACATTATAACCAATGCATCAAAACCTATGATTGATGCTATTAAACCACAAATTCCTGTATATAGGTTTCCCGAACATTATAGGTACATACAAAGCAAAAAATCAACTCGAAGAATAAAGGTTACTTATAAGGCTGGTCATTTAAGGAATAGTATAAAAGTTATTAACCCTTTTAAACCAAGGTTAAGAAGACAGGATACTATTGTTATTGGACCATTAAAACAGTACCCAACAAAAATGGATAAAGGCCCGTTTGATGGTATAAACAAGTCAGATGCTTACTATGCAAACTTTGTATTTGGTGGAGCAAATGAATTTAGGAATAAAGCTTTATTACAAGGATTTATTAAAGCTGAAAAAAGAACGGGTGACATAATTATAAGAGGTGCTGAAAGAATTATTGAAAGAGAAACCAGAAGTGCTGGATTAACATATACCAGAACATAATGAATATTGGAAATGTAATATACGCTATGGCTGCTGCTAACGCTAATTTAGTTAGCTTAATTGGAACTAGGATTTATCCAGAAGAAGCACCTATGGAAGTTACTTATCCATATATTACTTACACTAAAGTAAATACTAATCCGACAAGAGTCAAAAATTTGATTAGTCCTAAAGATGAGTTTAAAATTAACTTTTTTATTTACTCTAAAAATTATGATACGTCTCATACAGTTGCTGATGCATTAAGAGTGGCTTTTGATAATAATAGAGGTACTTATTCTAATGTAAAAGTAGATTGGGTTGTATTTGAAGATGAAACTACAGGAGATCCAATAATGGAAGATAAAATTTATTGGATGGTACAAGATTATTTGTTTAAAATCAATAATATATGAGAATAATATTTCTTAAAGAGTATGATAATTTTCTTGTTGGAAATGTTTGCGATGTACTAAATACAAAAGCAAACCAGCTTATTCAATTAGGGTTTGCACAAGAATATCATGGTCAAAATGTTGAGGTATACCCACAACAAGAACAAGAACCCGAAAAAGAAATGGTTTACGTTCCTATCATTGTTCCGGAAAGTGAATTGTACTCAATTAGTGAGGAACAAGACGAGGAATTTGATTTAGAAGATAAACCTATTAAAAACAAAACTAAAATAAAATAATTATGCCTACTACAGGAATTATCAACGGATCATTGTTGCGTTTATATGTAGGAGATGTTGCGGTAGCATACTCAACATCTGACACATTAGACTTAACAAGAGCAATGCGAGAAATCGCACACAAAGACAATACGTCTGCTTGGGTTGAAGTTGCACCAGGTCAAAAATCTGCAACATTCTCAACTGAATTATTATTTGCTGATGTAGGTGATACAAGCGCAAATATAAAATTCAATACATTGTTTGAAAGCTGGAATGGAGGATCATCAATAGTTTGCACTTACACTACAGATGTTCTTGGTGATTCAATATATACATTTAATGCATTTATTGAAAGTTTATCACTTAATTCATCTAACCAAGAAAACGTAACTGCATCCGCCTCATTAAGAATTAATGGTGAAGTAACTAAGGTAACAAATGCGGTATTAGCTGCACCTACTGGATTAACTGCAACGGCATTAGTAACTGGTAGAAGGATTCAATTAGATTGGACTGCTCCTTCTCAAGTCGGTTTCCCTGCGGTAAGTAATTATAACATTCAGTACAGACTTACGTCCGCTGGTGATGGTACTTATTTATCGTTTTCGGGTACAACTACCGCGGTACAATACATTAGTGCAATTGACTTTCTTACTGCTGCAACATCATATACCTTTAGGGTACAAGCTATAAACTCTGCTGGTATGAGTCAATTTTCAACTACAGCAGTTGCAACAACTGGTGCATAATATTTACACGAGGCTATTTTGGGGGGCAAGAAAGTCTTGCTCCCTATAGCCTTTAACCTTTAAATTATTTTTATGACCTCGGTAAATCATGTAAAAATTGAAGACAAAGACATCCCATTTAAAATTGGTGGTTATGCATTGTCATTATTCCTTAAACAAAAGAAAATTAAATTCTCTGAATTTAGCAAAGCACTTGAAGATGATCTAACCTTATTGTATGAGGTATTGTATTTAGGTGTACAAAATGGCTATAAAAGGGAAGAACAAAAAAATCCATTCACCTTAGAAACATTTGCTGAACTTATTGATGATTACAATATGGTAAATAAGTTTAGTGAATTGTTGTCAGAAAGTATGGGAGGTGAAAAACCAAACGAAAAAAAATAAGTGACCCAAATGCAAAAGTAATAGAGGTAGAGGATATAGAAAGATTGTGTTTGGGTGATTTACAGATGACACCGGATGAAATGAATCAATTTGACTTAAGAGAATTATTTATAAAAATTAAGGGTCATTTTGATAGCAAAGAAACGGAATACAGGCGAACCTGGGAACAAACCAGATTTGCAGCATATTGGAGCGTAATGCCTCATACTGGTAAAGATGCACGAATTAAACCAACAGATTTAATTAGATTTGAGTGGGATAATGTAAACAAAAAAAGAGATTTGACAACTAAGGATTATGATATGATGAAGTTTATGGACGGAGTTATAGCAACTAAAAGTGTCGGAGAAAAGATATAAACAATGGCAGGAATACTTAGTATAAAAATCAGGGCTGATGCTACTCCTTTTGAGAGAAGCTTAAAGACAATTGGTAGAAACATTACTGCTTTCTCCCAAAAGTCACTTGCTATAGGACGTGGTATTAGCCTTGGTTTTACTGCCCCATTAATGGCCGTTGGTGCTACTGCTGTAAATGCTGCTGCTGATTTTGATAGTTTAGAAAGGGCATTGTCTGGTATAATGGGTGGTGCTGGTGCTGCGGCTGGTGAAATGATGAAGCTTAAAGAGGCTGCTAAATTACCTGGACTTGGATTTGAAGAAGCGGTTAGAGGTTCAGTTAATTTACAAGCGGTTGGGTTAAGTGCTGAAGACGCAAGGAAAACTTTAATAGGTTTTGGTACTGCTATTGCTGCAAGTGGCGGTGGTGCAATTAATCTTGCCTCTGTTACAAAGCAGTTAACACAAATGATTAGTAAGAATAGAATCTTACAAGAAGACTTTGGAATACTACAGGAGAATGTACCATTAATAGGAGATGCTTTAGAGAAAGCATTTGGTACAAGAAATATAGAAAAAGTTAGGGAGACTGGTATTGCTGCTGCTGATTTTAATATGAAATTAGTAGCCTCTTTACAAACACTACCAGCGGTTATAGCTGCAACTGGTGGATTAAGGAACAATATAGATAATTTTAAAGATAGCTTAAAATTTACTCAAGTTGAGTTAGGTAAAGCAATACTTAAAAACATAGACCTTGAAGGAGCATTAGAATCTATTTCTAATACTATTGAAAGTATGTTAAATTGGTGGGGTAGTTTAAGTGATGCAATGCAAAGCAATATTATTTCAACTGCAAAATTTATAGCTATTGCTGGTGGAGTACTTTGGATTGTTGGTCAATTATTTAGTGCCATTGGTACAGTAACAACTATGTTTGGTCAATTAACAAACGTAATGATTAAATTAAATCAAGTTACTGGCACCTACCAAATTTTAGCTGGTGGTTGGGTGACTATAGCTTTAGCCGCGGCAGCCGCAATTGGTTACTTTGCATATAGCGTAATTCAAGCCAATAAACCAATTGACGATTTATCTGGTCATTTGTCATCTTCGGCAAAAGCCATGAAAAAAGAGACGGCAGAATTACAATTAAATTTTAAAATTATAAATGATGCTAATACAAGTAATAATTTAAGGTCTAAATTATTAACTGAAATAAAAGATAAATACGGTTCATATTTACCAGAACTAAAAACGGAACAAGATTACCTATCAAATATGACTAAGGTAATGACTGTTTTAAATAGCGAGTTGACTAAGAAGTACCAAATAATGCGTTTGCAAGGTGTTGCAGATAAACAAAAACAAAGAGGTATTGATTTATTAGATCAAGAAAAAGATAAGACTTTAGAAATAGAAAGATTAAGAGAAATATCATCTGGTAAAGCACCTTTTAGCTTAAAAAATGCTATAGATGCAGTATCTGCTAATCAAAATATAAAAAGTCTGTTTAAAGATGTAGAAAAAATACAAAAGGAAAGCGTTTTAATAGAAAAAGCATGGACAAAAACAGTAAAGGAGTTAGAAGATTTAGTAGGGGTTGTCCCAGAGATAGAAGATTTATTTACTAATGATGAAAATGGTGGAAATGAAAAAGAAAAAACAAAATATGAATTATTAAATGAAGAATTACAATTAACTGTTGAAAAATATAAAAACGTATTATTAACTCAAGGAGCATTGTCAAAAGACGCATTAATTTTAGAGAATAGATATTTTGAGTTAAAAAATATATTAGAAAAAGTAAATGACCAATTTGATAAAATTGAAAACAGAAAGCTTGATATTCCACCTTTACCACAATTTCCAGCAACTGATAATGATCCTAATAGTGGATTTACTCAAATCATTGATGAAAATGTAAGTCAAAAAATAAATAATCTTACTGGTAATATAAAAGGCCAATCAGAGGCCATGAGAGATTTAGCTAAGACAAGCGGTGAAGTTAGAGATATTGTAACTCAAACTGCAAATAATGATTTTATTAATAGATGGACTAAAAAATTTGATAAGGTTCGTGAATCAATAAAAGTTACTACAGAAGATTTATTAGAATTTAATAAAACATTAAAAGAAATAATAGATGGTACTTTGCGTGATATAGCTTTCAATTTAGGTGAAGAAATAGGAAACGCTTTATCGGGTGCAGGTTTTTCTTTAAAAAAAATATTAATGCCATTAGCTGATGCTTTAATTCAATTTGGTAAATTAGCCATATCAACAGGTGTAGCAGCATTGGGTATTGAAAAAGCATTAACAAGTTTAGGTGGAGTTGGGGCTATTGCCGCTGGTGTTGCATTAGTAGCTTTAGGTACACTTGTAAAAAGTCAATTAAAAGCACCTAAACTTGCAAAAGGTGGCTTGGCATTTGGTCCTACAATGGCGGTTGTCGGTGATAATAAAGGTGCAAGTTATGACCCAGAAGTAATTGCTCCTTTATCTAAATTGAAAGGAATGATTGGAGATACTGGTTTTTCTGGTGTATTAGAAACAAGAATTAGTGGTAATGATTTAGTAATTTTATTAAACAGATCCCAAAAAGGATTAAATCGAATAAAATAATGGCAATCAGATACCAATCAACAATTTATAGTGAAAAAGGTAGAAAAGTAACTATATCTATTAAAGATAAAAATTTCTCTGGAGTTTTTGCTTCATTTGATATTATAAAACTTAATATAAGATATGAAAGTGATTCTTTGCAAGGTCAAGAAAGATTTACACCTATTGTAGGTTCAAGTTGTGATTTAAGTATTTTAATTAATTCTTCTGGCTTAGTTAATTTAATAACTGATATTGGCCTAGCCATTGAAGGTAGATTTACTATAAATTTAACCGCTTACGAAAGTGACGGTAATACAGTGTCATACAATTGGTACGGATATATTGTTACTGATTTAATAGAGTTTGAAGACTTGCCTTTAGCAACAACTTATGAAGCAACAATTAAAGCTATAGATGGACTTGGTTGGTTAAAAACATTAGATTATAAAAGTCAAGTAGGACCATACTTAGGACAAGACACAGTTGTACAACATATATTAAATTGCCTTAATCAACTTGATTTTGTACAAAGTGAACTTGTAGCAAATAATTTACCTGTATTACATACTGTATTTAATTGGCATGAAGATAGTGTAACATATTCTGAAAATAATGATTTTGCTTTAAGGACTGCTATACAACATAGAGCATTTTATCATAGGGATACAAAAAATAATTACATATACCAAAGTTGTTATGATATATTAAAAAAAATATGCCAAGTGTTTGGTGCAAGATTAATTTTTAGTGGAACACAATATTGGTTTATACAAGTTAACCAATATGTAAACACACCAACATTGCTTAGGTATTTTAAATATAGTGCGTATGGTATTCAATCAGTAGGTACATTTAATGCTGATTTTACTATAAGTAACATACAAAACAATATATCAAATAGTGATTTATTAAGAATAGCTGGAGGAAGGTGGACTTACTACAATGCTTTAAAAAATGCTTTAGTAAGGTATAATCATAATGCAAAAAAGAATTTAATGCCTGGTGTAGTGTATAATTACATTACAAATACAGATCCTGTTATAGTAAGAACAGATACATTAGATAGTACCATTGATATAGCAAAACTTAGCTATACAGGTATTTTATATCAAAGAAGTATATGGCAGACAGGCGGTGGTTTTATGCCTCATATATTTGTTTATGCAGTAAAAGTAGCAGCTGTTGTTGATTACATTCCATTAATGGGATTTAATATAATACAAACATGGTCTCTTGGTACCGGATGGAATATATTAAACGGTAGCTTATTTGGGTCAACACCAACTGGTGTTACTGAATGGACTGGTAATCCAGTTATAATAAATAAATATTATTACATAACTATAAAAGTTGAGTTACAATCCGGAACTTTAAGATTAAGGATAGGTGGAGTAACTAAG